GCCACAATAAACAAGGTGAGGACTTCTCACACAAACTAGTGGGTCAAATATCCCATGGAGAACAACTAAAGATTGATTCAGAAGATAAACTGGTCTTTCCATTTACTAAGATTGTTGCAAATTTATCACAGAATTACATAAATCAGTTCTGCAAGACCATTGGAGCAGAACCGTTACAAAGAATACCCCATATGCATAGCCTATGGTCGGTACATTCTTACGAAAGAGACTATAATCCAGTTCATGATCATGGTACGGATACCATTATGGGCATCTCATTTACCACATGGACTAAGATTCCGCCACAAATAGCAGATCGAGAGGACTATTCCTCTGATAATCTATTCAATTCGAGTGGATGTAGTGACGGATTCTTACAATTTCACTTTGGACAGACGAGTTCCAGGGGGTTGGAAGAGCTAAGACCACCCTTTTCAAGGACTATAAAGCCTGAAGTCGGAAAGTTACTTATGTTTCCCTCTTGGTGCCAGCATTGTGTATACCCATATGAAGGCAACGGAGAGAGGCGTACAGTAGCAGGGAACCTTAATATGGTACCCAAAGACCAAGTAGATGCATTTTCGTCTATTTGATACCTTAAAATCAATTTAAACACTATAATAGGAGAGATATATGCCTAAGGTAAACGGAAAAGAATACCCATACACTAAAGCAGGTATGGCTGCAGCTGCAAAAGCTAAAAAGAAAAAGAAAAAAAAGAAGAAAAAAGGTAAGGGAACTAAGTAATGTTAACAAAAGCACAACAAACATTACCTGAATCTCTTAAAAAGAAGATCATGCAGGCTAAAAAGAGAAAGAAGCCTGGAATGGTTGTACAAGAATCTAATAGAAAGTTCATGGTATAATGGCATCACCTAAACCTAAGAATAAAGCCCTATATGCTAGGGTAAAAGCAGAGGCAAAGAAGAAGTTCAAGGTATATCCTAGTGCTTATGCCAACGCATGGCTTGTCAAAACGTATAAGAAGCGTGGTGGCAAGTACTAATGGCTTATAAGGGGGGTTTGCGCAAGTGGTTCAAGGAGGACTGGCGTGATGTTAAGACAGGAAAGAAGTGTGGTCGTTCTGGAAAGAAAGATAAAGGCCGACCATATCCTGCCTGTAGACCCAAGAAGGTAGCTAAACGAATAACAAAGAAAGAAGCAGCTAAAAAGACTGGACCGAAAAGAGTAAGCTGGTCTGTTACTGCATCTGGTAAAAGAAGAAAGAAATCTAATGGCTAAAACACCTGCATGGACTAGAAAAGAAGGCAAGAACCCTAAGGGGGGTTTGAATGCCAAAGGTCGTGCATCTTACAATAAAGGCAGAACTAAGACTGGTAAGAAACGGAACCTGAAAGCTCCTAGTAAAAAGGTAGGTAATCCAAGAAGAGCATCCTTCTGTGCTAGAATGAAAGGTATGAAGAAGAAATTAACTTCAAAGAAAACAGCAAGAGATCCGAACTCTAGAATTAATAAATCTCTTAGAGCCTGGAACTGTTAACAATATAAGGAATCTATTAATATGGTAAAATCAGTATTCAAAGATGTAGAATCACCACTAAAGTTTCTAACAAGTGATGGTATACCTAATGCATTTTTTAAGAATAATAAAATTGTAGCTGAAGGTTCTAAGTTTGATGGAATGATAGCTAATGAAAAAAACATCAATGAAGCATTTGACTTCCAGGACTATGATCTTGGAAACAATGATTTATCTATGGGTGATTCTGGTGAACAAGAATTATACAGAGCTATGATTGAAGTATTTAAAGGTAATATTCGTGGAGAAGAAGCTAGAAGAATCATGGAAGCTGCACAAGGAGAGTTTCCATTAGACTTTATAGAAAAAGAAAAAAGAAAGTTTATGCCACAACAACCTATGAATCCACCAAGTATGCCTATGAATGTACCTCAAAGAATGCCTGATACTATGCCAGCGCAGCCTATGAATACAATGCCAGGTAGAAATAGAATAGATGCAAACCAAGGCAACCTACTTAAACTAGCAACAATGAATAAATTAGGATTAATATCATGAGTCATGGAGGAAAACGTAAAGGAGCTGGCAGACCTAAAGGTATAACTGCTGGAACAAAGGCAGAACGATTAGCTGCTGAATTAGGTATGGGTCAAACAACACCATTGAAATATATGTTGAACCTATTGAATAACCCAAAAGTTTCTGTTGAAAAAAAGATGTGGGCAGCAAAAGAGTCTGCTCCATATGTTCATTCTAAACTATCATCTGTAAATAAAACTATATCAGGTGATGAAGATAAACCATTAACTGTTCAAATAGGATGGCGTAAAAAGAAAAACTAATGGACATAGTAATTCCGTATGAACCTCGCCCTTTACAGGAAAAGATTCATAACGAACTAAAAAGATTTAATGTTATTTGCTGTCACCGCAGGTTCGGAAAGACCGTATTTGCAATCAATCATTTAATTATGACTGCATGTGAAAAGCAAGAAGCAAGATTGGCGTATATCGCACCAACTTATCGCCAGGGAAAGGCAGTCGCTTACGACTATTTAAAAGAATATACAGATCCCTTAATGAAACTTGGTGGCAAACGTCACGAAACAGAACTGAAAGTTGATCTCTGGAATAAATCTAGAATTCAAATATTCGGTGCAGATAATCCAGACTCACTTCGAGGTTTAGGCTTTGATGGTGTAGTTCTGGATGAATATGCTTTAATGTCTCCAAGAGTATGGACTGAAGTAGTCAGACCTGCTATTGCAGATAAAATTGGCTATGTTATATTTATTGGAACACCTATGGGACATAATCAGTTCTGGGATGTTTATGATTTAGCAAAACGAAGAGGAGAAGATTGGTATGCACAATTACATAGAGCTAGTGAAACAGAAGTTATCCCCCCTGAAGAATTGGAAGAAGCTCGTCTTACAATGCCATCAGACCAGTATGAACAGGAGTTTGAGTGTTCTTTTCAAGCTGCCGTTTCTGGGGCCTATTATGGAAAACAAATCCAACAAGCAGAGAAAGATAATCGTATATGTGATGTGGATTATGATCCTAGTATTGATGTTGAAACTTGGTGGGATCTTGGTATAGGAGACTCAACTAGTATTTGGTTTGCACAACGAGTTGGAACTGAGATAAGATTAATTGATTACTATGAAACATCTGGTGAATCACTTGCACACTATGTAAATGTTTTATCAGATAAAGGTTATAACTATGGTCGACATGTTGCACCACACGATATAACAACAAGAGAACTTGGTACTGGTAAGTCCAGGTTAGAAGTAGCTTATGAATTAGGACTAGACTTTGAAGTATGTCCTAGGTTAGAAGTAGATCATGGTATCGAAGCTGTGAGAAATAATTTAGATAACTGTTGGTTTGATAAGAACAGATGTAAATATGGTATTGATTGTTTGCGACAATACAGAAAACAGTTTGATGATCGAATGCAAACATTTAAAAATAAACCCTTACATGATTGGGCATCACATGGAGCTGATGCATTTAGATATGGTTGTTCTGTAGATGGACCAACCAGGACTGATTGGTTAAAGCCAATGCCAATTGATGTAAGATATATAGTATAGGAATAAAATGGCTAAAGGAAAACCACTATCAGATTTTGAAGTTAAAGCAATATTAAGTGAACATATTAATAATTCATATGGATACTTTGATACAGAGCTTACTGACTCAAGAAGAAAAGCAACTGAATATTATTTTGGTGAAGCATTTGGTAATGAACAAGAAGGAAGATCACAAGTTGTTTCAACTGATGTAGCTGATACTATTGAATCTATACTACCATCATTACTTAGAATATTTACTGCTAGTGATAACATTGTAAAGGTTGATCCTGTAACAGAAGAAGATGTACAAATTGCAAAACAAGCAACTGATTATTTAAATCATATCTTCAATAAAGATAATAATGGCTTTGAAACTTTGTATTGTATGTTCAAAGATGCTCTTATTCAAAAGAATGGTATTGTAAAAGTATACTGGAATGATTCAGAAAATACTAAACAAGAATCTTATGAAAGATTATCTGAAGCAGAGTTTACAATGTTGCTTGACGAAGATGGTGTAGAAGTAAAAGAACATACAGAGTACAAAGACGAAACAGCTGCCAAACAAAAAAAGAACATCAAAGAACAAATTGAGAACGCAGCTCCTATAGAAGATACACAAAGTTCAATGATCATAGATCAAATAGATGACATACCAGTTCCTAATTTACATGATGTAGTTATTACAAGAACAGAATCATTTGGTAGAGTTAAAATAGAAGCTGTACCACCAGAAGAATTTTTAATTGAACGCAGAGCTAAGTCTATTGAAGATGCTAGTTTTGTATCTCATAGAACAACTAAGACAAGAAGTGAACTTGTTGAAATGGGTTTTGATGCTGACCTGGTTTATAGTTTATCTGAAAATAATTCACAAAGATACAATGAAGAAAAAGTAACAAGACACAGAAATCTTGATGATGACTTTGATAGATCAGTAGGTGATGAATCTACACAAGAAGTAGTAGTGCTTGAATCATATATGAAGATAGATGAAGATGGTGATGGTATTGCAGAACTTAGAAAGATCACAAGCGCAGGCGATAATAACTACACAATCTTGGATGATGTAATTGTTGATTCAGTTCCTTTCTGTTCTATTACACCTATTATTGTACCACATAGATTTTATGGTAGATCAGTATCAGAGTTAGTAGAGGACATTCAATTAATTAAATCTACTGTTATGAGACAGTTGTTAGATAATATGTACCTAACAAACAATAACAGAGTTGCTGTTATGGATGGTCAGGTTAATCTTGATGATCTATTAACAAATAGACCAGGCGGAATTGTAAGAACTAAAACTGCACCAGGACAAGTTATGATGCCTATGCAGACACAAACTATTAATCAACAAGCATTTCCATTACTTGAATATTTAGATACTGTAAAAGAAAATAGAAGTGGTGTTACTAAATACAACCAGGGAATGGATACTGATTCATTAAATAAAACTGCATCAGGTATAAATACTATTCTATCACAATCACAAATGAGAATTGAATTGATTGCAAGAATCTTTGCTGAAACTGGTGTAAAAGAAATATTCAAAAAGATATTTGAATTAGTTGTTAAATTTCAAGATAAAGAAAGAATTGTTAAAATTAGAAATAACTTTGTTCCAATGAATCCTATGGAGTGGAGAGATCGTTGTAATGTAAGTATTCAAGTTGGATTAGGTACAGGATCAAGAGATCAACAACTTGGTATCTTGAATCAAATACTTAGACAACAAGTTGAAGCTATTAAATTACAAGGCTCACCAGCTGGTCCAATAGTTAATATGAATAATATATATAATACTCTATCTAAGATAATAGAGAATGCAGGACTTAAAGATGTTGGTTCATACTTTACAGATCCACAAACTGGTATGAGAAATATGCCACCGCAACAACCGCCTCAACCTACTGAGTTTGAAAAAGTATCACAAATACAAACACAACAAAAAGCTGCAGCTGCTCAAATGCAATATGAAAATAGAATGCGTGAGATTGAGATGAAGTACCAAAAAATGATGCTTGACTTTGAAGCAAAAATCAAAGAACTTGAGATGAAGTACGAGTCAGATATTGATGAGAAAGCAATCAAGCGAGAAGCTATGACACTTAAAGGAATATCTGAAAGCAATAAACAAATGTTAGATGCTGCAACAAAACAATTATTACAACCTCAACCAAGTAATACATCTATAGAATTAAATGTCGAACCTACAGAAAGAAGTTGATAGAGGTACTAGAGCCAAAGCAATACTTGAAGATAGTCTCTTCCAAGAAACCTTTGACTCATTAAAGAATTCATACGAAGAAGCAATATTTCAAACTGCTCCAAAAGATGATGATGCTAGATTAAAAATATACCTGGCATATCAAATTTTAGGAAAAGTTGAAAACCATTTCCGTACTATTATGGAAACTGGAAAACTTGCAGGTAAACAACTAGAAGAACTTCGCAAGAAATAAACACCAACCCATTCAGGGAGTGTAATATAAACACCAACCAATAAGGAGTGTACTATGGCTGATGAAGCTATGAATGTAATAGATGCTGGTAAAACCATTGCTGGTCTTATGAGCAATCAAACAACTGAAGAAGCACCTGCTACAGAACAAACTGAAGCACCTGCTGAAGTAGTTGAAGAAAATCAAATTGATACTAAAGAAGATCAAGATGATGATACTGTAAATCCTAGTGATGTTCCCTATATGAACCAGGAAGAAACTCCTGATGAAAATATAGAAACTGCTACGGAGAATGAAGCTGAACAAGATATTGATGAAAGTTCAGAGGAACCTTTTTATAGAGTGAAAGTCCAAGGACAAGAACTTGAGGTCACCCTTGATGAACTACTTCAGGGATACCAACGAGAAGCTGATTATACTAGAAGTAAACAAGACTTATCCTTAGAGAGATCAAGGTATAATGATTTGTTAAAAGAATCTCAAACAGAGATAAATCAAAAGCTAAGTAAGTTAAATGAATTAACTTCTGCTGCTCAATCACAGCTTAATGCTGAGTATGGCAACATAGACTTTGAACAACTATACGAAGATGATCCAGTTGAAGCAAGTAAGCTCGAACACAAAATGCGTAAGAGAGCTGAAAACTTGGAACGAATTCAATATGAGACTATGCAAGCTCAAAGTGTAGAGCTTAAAAAGCATATAGAAAATGAACAGCGTAAAGTTGTTCAACTTATACCTGACTTTGCAAACCCTCAAAAGAGTTCCGTTATGAAAGGTGAAATGAAAAACCTTTTATCTAAATATGGATTTAATGAACAAGAGATAAATACTGTTTATGATCATAGACAAGTATTACTTATTAAAGATGCTCTTGCTTATGATAAGATTCGTAAAGCAAATCCCAAAGTTAAAAAGAAAGTTGTTAATGCTCCTAAAGTTATTAAGTCTGGAACATCAAAAAGAAAAGCAGAGATTGATGCAAAACTTAAAGCTAATAAACTAAATCGTCTCAGAAAAACTGGCGAGGTAAAAGACGCTGCAAAACTTTTCAGAGACTTACTTTAAATAAGGAGGCCTTATGGCACAACCGACCAACTTGTACGATACGTACGATACTACTGGTATAAGGGAAGATTTAGTGGATGTGATTTATTCAATATCCCCTGAAGATACCCCTATACTTTCTGCCATCCCTAGAACAACTGCTGCTTCAACAAAGCACGAATGGCAACTAGATGCACTTGCTGCACCTGCTGCTAACTCAGTTATCGAAGGTGATGACGTAACAATTGATGCTATGGTTGCTACAACTAGAGCATTTAACTTCACACAGATTCAAGATAAAGCTATTGCATTATCAGGAACTCAAAGTGCAGTTAATGCTGCTGGTAGAGCTGACGAAATGGCATATCAAATTGCTAAAAAATCAAAAGAACTAAAGAAAGACATGGAATTTGCTCTTATTAAAGGACAAGTTCAAGCTGTAGGATCTGCTACTGCTGCAAGAGCTATGGGTTCTATTCCAACATGGATAGCAACTAATGGTGATGCAGGAACTTCAGGTTCCCTTTCTACTGGTTCTGGAACTGACTTACCTAACTCAGGTACAGACAGAGACCTTACTGAAACAATCTTAAAGACTGTTATCAAAGAGGTTTATGAATCTGGTGGAGACCTAGATCTTCTAGTTGTTCCGCCATCTGTTAAACAAGTTATCTCTGGATTTAATGCGAATACAACTCGTTTTGGTCCAGCAGAATCTAGAACAGAATATGCTGCTATTGATGTATATAGCTCAGACTTTGGTGATATTAAATTAGTACCAAATAGAGTTATGGCTACGACTAGTGAAAGTCTATGTCTAATGCTACAATCTGATATGGCTGCTGCTGCTTACCTAAGAGACTTCCAAATTGCTGATCTTGCAAAGACTGGTGATTCTGAGAAGAAACAACTCTTAGTTGAGTGGACATTGGAAATGAGAAATGAAGCCGCACACGGTATCATTTTAGACATTAACCAATAATAATAATTAGGGTGGGAGCTTCGGCTCCCCCCTTTATTTTTAAGGAAAAATTATGAGTTTAAAATTAAGTGGAGTAGTTAAGAAAGTAGACTATACAGGCACAGCTGCAAATAGTTCTGCTATATCTGCTCATGTAAGATTTGTGAGATTGTATGCAACTACAGATTGTTTTATCACTATAAGTAATCCTGCTGTTACAGCAACTAACGCTGCAACACCATTGGCTGCAAAAGACTTTGAAGTATTTAAAGTTACTGAAGGAAATATTATCTCAGCAATTAGAGCATCAAGTGATGGCTCATTATACATTTCAGAATTAACGGAGTAACTATGACTGATTATAAATCACCAACTACTTTTAAATTAGGAACAACACAAACAGTTGCTGTTGGAAATTCATCAGCTGCTACATCTAATGCATTCTCTGCACAAACAAGAGAAATAAGAATTGTAACTACTGTAGATGCTTATGTTGAAATGAATGCAACATCTCCTACCGCTAGTTCATCTAGTATTATTGTTCCTGCATTTACACCTGAATATTTTAGAGTTACACCAGGTACAAAAGTTGCAGTACTAAGAGTTGGTTCTACTGATGGAACATCAAGAGTAACTGAATTATCACAATGACACTACTTTCTAGATTCTCAAAAAGAGGACAAGATAGATATAGAGATAGAAGAACAGATACACCAAATGATAACTTACAGTTAGAAGATGGTACATATATTTTACTAGAAGCTGGTGACAATATTAAATTAGAACAGGCAGTTGGTACTGTATTTAGTGGCAGACCTATTCCTAACTAATGGCTAAAAAAGCAAAGAGCTACGAAGCTCATATAAGGATAGCAAAGAGAACATCTATTGGAAATCCTAATAAAACAAAACTAAAAACTAGTTCTATGAATAAACACAAAAGATTAAATAAAGGATTATAAATGGCAGATAGTAAGATTTCAGCATTAACAGCATTAAGCTCACCAGCTAATGATGATGAATTTGTCGTAGTCGATACGGATGCAGGTTCAACAAAAAGAATAACATTTTCAAATTTAAATACAGCTATATCTTCTGTTGCTACAAGTATTGCTGCTGATAATATAACAACTGGTGATGCTGCTGTTACTATAGCAACAAGTTCTGGAAACATTACTATTGACGCGCAAGCTGGTGATACTGATATTATATTTAAAGGAACAGATAACACTTCAGATATTACAGCATTAACATTAGATATGTCAGAAGCTGGAGCTGCTGCATTTAATTCTACAGTTACTGCTACAGGATTTATTATTGGTAGTGCATCTATTGATGAGACAGAATTGGAAATATTAGATGGAGCTACTCTTTCTACAACTGAATTAAATTATGTTGATGGTGTTACTAGTGCCATCCAAACTCAACTTGATGCAAAACAAGCTACTATAACTGGATCTGCAACAACTATTGATACAGAATCTTTAACTGCAAATAGAGCAGTTATATCTAATGGTTCACAAAAAATTGCAGTATCTGCTACTACAGACACAGAATTAGGTTATGTAAGTGGAGTAACATCAGCTATTCAAACACAATTAAATACTAAAGCACATATTAATTATAATTTAACTAAGACAGCAAACTATACAGCTGTTGCTGGTGATAAAATATTGTGTGATACTTCAGGTGGTGCATTTACAATTACACTTCCTGCTAGTCCTAGTGCTGGTGATGAAGTTCATGTACTTGATGCAACTGCATCTTTTGATTCCAATAACTTGACAGTAGGTCGTAACTCAAAGAAAATACAAGGAGCTACTAACGATTTAACTATAACAACTCAAAATACTGGTATTGGTTTAGTATTCTACAATGATACTTATGGTTGGAGAGTCTTAGTTGATGCTTATGATGTTGATGTAACGGAGCTATAATATGGAAGATATTTACAATCCTAATCAAGATATCTATGTAGATAGAAGTGAACACAAACTTGTTGTAAAAAAAACACAGGATGTAACACCAATTCTTGAAGAAAACAAAATGTTTCGAAATCATATACCTGAAGCACAAAAAGGTGACTTTCAAAGAATTGCACAAATACCATTGATTGCTCTACAAATAAAAACAAAAGAATTACATGGTCATTCTAACTGGTACAAATTAGATAAAGATCAACAAAGTGATGTAATTAAGAAAATGGTAAACAGTAACGAATTTCAAAACTTTAGAATTGGGAGTAAGAAGTTATAATGGCTTTAAATAATTACGCAAATTTAAAAATAGCAATAGCTAATTTCCTAGCTAGAGATGATTTAACATCTGAAATAGATGACTTTATAGATTTAACAGAAGCTGATTTTAATCGTAGATTAAGAATTAGATCAATGGAAACAGTAGATAGTTCATTTACTATTGATGCAGAAACAGAAGCATTACCAACTGGTTTCTTACAAGTAAGAAGTTTTGTTCTTACAAGTCCTACACCAGATAGAGCTTTACAAGTAATGACACCATTTCATCAAGCTAATACACAAGGATTTAATAATTCAGGTACACCAAGAGTATACTCTATTGAAGGTTCTAATTTTAGATTTAGTCCTGTTCCTGATACAGCTGCAACAGCCAGGTTAACATTTTATAAAGCCTTTGACAGTTTAAGTAGTACAACTACTACTAATCATATTCTTACAAATCATCCTGATGTTTACTTATATGGTGCATTATATTTTGCATCTACATTTATTAGAGGTATGGATCAGGGAACTGTTGTACAATTTAAAACACAATATGAATCTGCTATAAAACAAGTTGAAGATGCAGATGATCTTGATAAATACAATGGAACTCCATTAGTACAAAGATCAGATATTAATATTAATAATTTAGATAACGTAGACTAATGCAATTACCTTTTGGAGAATGGTTACCAGATTTACCAGATCATGTAAATCCAGGTTCAACACAAGCATTGAATGTATTTCCTGCTGTAAATAGTTACAGACCATTTAAAAAAATTACTGCAACATCTAGTAATGCAACTACTGCAAGATGCCAAGGTGCAAAAGCATTTAAATCAGATAGTGGTGTAGTTTCTATATTTGCAGGTGATGCTACTAAACTATATAAACTAACATCTAATTCATTTGTAGATGAAAGTGGTGGAACTACATTTAGTTTTCCTGCTGATTCTTATTGGGATTTTATTAGATTCGGTGAAGTGATTATTGCTTTTAATGGTGATGATGCACCTCAAGCCTGGACACTTGATGGTTCAACTGACTTTGCTGCACTAGGAGGATCACCTCCTGCATTTAGACATGCTGCTGTTGTAGGTAATTTTGTTGTTACAGGATATCAACCAACTGCACAAAACAAAGTACAATGGTCTAGTTTTAATAGTCCTACATCCTGGACTGCTGGAACTAATCAATCTGATTCAGAAACATTACCTGAAGGTGGTGTTATTACTGGAGTTACTGGTGGACAGTATGGATTAATATTTCAAGAATCTCGTATTACTAGAATGGATTATAGAGGTGGTAATGTTATATTTTCTTTTAGACGTATTGAAGATAATAGAGGTGCTGTTCAAGGTAAAAATGTAATCCAAGTTGGAAACCTTGTATACTATTTATCTGAAGATGGATTTTATGTTACTGATGGATCTGCATCAAGACCTATAGGAGCTAATAAAGTTGATCGTTTTTTCTATAATGATTTAAAGTTTCACTTAAGAGAAAGAGTTAGAGCATCTTATGATCACCAAAATAAATTAGTTATGTGGTCTTACCCATCTTCTACTGGAGCTAACTCAGGTACACAAAATGATAAGATATTAATATATCATATTGCTAGTGATAGATGGTCTGTCGTAGAATTAGATCATGAATGTATTATTGATTACTTATCACCTGGTTATACATTAGAAGAACTAGATGATTATCCAAGCGCAGGAACAAATGATATTGATGCTATAACTGTTTCATTAGATAATGCATTGTTTATAGGTGGACTTAGAAGTGTAGGTGCATTTAATACAGATCATAAATTAGGTTCTTTTGAAGGTGATACTTTAGCAGCAGAAATTGGTACAGGTGAAACTGAGTTAGTCAAAAATAATCGTGCATTACTAACTCATGTTAGACCTATTGTAGATACAAATTCTGCTACTTGTTCTGCATCATTTAGAAATAGAATAGCAGATACTCAAAGTAATACATCTCAAAATACTATGCATAGTACAGGAACTATACCATTTCATAAATCAGCACGATATTTTAAATTTAACTTACAGATACCAGCTGCATCTACTTGGACTGATGCACAAGGTTTAGATGTAGAAGCAATAAAAGAAGGATATAGATAATGTCAACATTTGATCAACTTGTAGCAAAATATAGAAATCTTAGTTATGGCAGATTAACTGCTAACAATCCATCAGCATTACAAAATGTTATTTCACAAAATAATGGATTACTAGGAACTCAAATGATACCAGGCACAGGTAATTATTTTGAAACTATACCAGAAGATGAAATGAATTTTATAGATACACCATCAGGAAAAGTTGCACAAAATAGATTTAGAGTAGATCCTAATACTGGCCAAATAATCTTTGGAACACCAGGAGGACAACTTAGTGATAACACAGGGGTATATGATTCTAGTATTGATTATGGTGATCCAGGATATGCTAAAAGATTTGGTGGTACTAATTTTGATGGAAGTATGGATCCTATTGCAACTACAACTGGAATACCAGTAGTTAGAGGTGGTGGTGGAAATGGAAACAATCCATATGGTAATATGACACAAGCAGAAAAAGATAGACAAAATGTAAAAAGTGGTTTGATTGATTCTTTTTTAGATAATAAGTATTTAAGTGAAAGAAAAAAAACAAGTAAACTACCTGGATGGTTAGGACTATTAGATAATTTTTTAGATACTTCTCTTGGAGACATAGCTGATGATGTTATAGATTCACAGCCATTTGGAGTAAATAAATTAGGTATAGGAAGTTCATATACAGGATCAAGTGATATAGATAGAGATCCAACAGACTATGGAACACCATCATCTGGATATGTTGGAATAGGTGTATCAGGAAGTGATTCAGACTTAGGTAAAGGTGATGGATCTGGTTATGGAAAATCTGGAGATGCACCAGATACAGGAGTTTCTGGAGTTGATGCTGATACTGGTAAATTCTCTGGTGGAAAACAAACAGGAAGTAAAGGAGAAGGTGGTGGAGGCTTTGGTGGACCAAGTGGACATGGTTCTGGTAAACAAGGTGGTAAGCATGGTCCATCTGGTAAAGGTAAAGGAACATCTAGATTCTAATGGCTAGTAAACAAAACTTAGAATATGTTTATAACTACCCTGCTTATACTTTAGAGGGTATATTGTTATCTACATATGAATATCAATTAGTATCAGAAGATATTACTAATCAATTAGTAAGATATCATAACTCTGAAAACCAGGAGGTAGTATCATGGTTTCTTGCGTAAACTGTAATCACGAATGTCATTGTAGCAATAATGGACAATGTGCTGTATGCAAATGTTCTAACTGCGAACATGAAAACGCACTTGATGAATTTTGGAAAAGAGTAGAAGATGGCTCACATATACAAGAATAGTAAAGTTGATTTAACAACTACTGATGATACTTCATTATATGTAGTACCAGAAGATACAACTTCTATTATTAAATCTATTTTAGTATCTAATGATGATACAAGTAATGCATCTCATGTAACAGTAACATTATTGAATACTGCAAATGATGTATTTAGTTTATTTAAACAAAAGAATATAACAGCTAAAACAACTGAAGAATTATTAACTAGTCCACTAGTAATGAACACAGATGAAGATTTAAAATTCCAAGCAGAAAATGCTAATGATCTTCATGTGGTAATCAGTTATTTAGAAATTACATGACAGAACCTGTATTTATACCTACTGAAAATATCAATGAAGTTTTTCCTATGTGTAAAGATTCTATTGATAAAGCATTAAAATATTCAGGTAATCATTTTAATGTAGAAGATATTTATGATTCATTAACTAAAGGTGAAATGCAACTATGGATCCTATGGAATGTAAATAAAAAACAAAACTTTCAAGGTTGTGGAGTTACTAAGATTCTTCAAAGAACAAACTCAAAAGCATTGAATGTTTTTATTGTTACTGGTCGTAACAGAAAACAATGGCAAGATAAAATGACTGTTGTTGAAGATTATGCTAAACAACAAGGTTGTACACATATTGAAACATATGCTAGACCTGGTTGGTCTAAACTTTTAAAAAACCAAAATTATAAAATAACACACTATATACTAGAAAAAAAATTGGAGGAATAATATATGTCATCTGGCGGAGGAAACACACAGGTCACTACTGAAAAACCATATGAACCATCTGAGCCATATCTACAAGATATAATGGCAGAAGCGGAAAACATTTATTCAAGTGATGCAGGTAAATCATATTTTCCAGGTTCAACTGTAGTACCATTTGCACCAGATACAGCTGATGCTTTGAACTTACAAAGAGCTAGAGCTTTTGACCTAATGGGTCCATCATCAATTTATAATACAGCTATAGGCACAGCTAGTGATGCTGCAACTGGAGCTATGGGAAGTTCTTATGGAGGACCAAATCTTGGTTTAGGTATTGGATCTAGTTTTATGAATAGACCATCTGGAGGTTTAGAAAGTTCTTATGATCAACTTACACCATCAACTGATTATTTAACTGATGTAAGAAGTGCAATTAGTAGTGATGTTATGAGTGATATTGCTTCACAATTTGGTGCTATGGGTAGAACAGGAACTAGTCCTGCTGCTCAAGCTGCTGCTAGTAAAGCCTTTACTTCATCATATGCACCTATTGCTATGAGTGCTGCTGAATCTGAAAGAACAAGAGAATTACAAGCTGATGAAAGAGCAATTGGTAGACGATTTAGAGCTGATCAATCTCAAATAAGAAGAGAACAACAAGCAGGTGAATCTCAACTAAAAAGATTATATGGATCTAGTCAATCTGATTTAGATCGTAGAACTAATGCATATGAAAATATGTTAAGAAGAAGAATGTCAGGAGCTAATATGTTACCAGGATTACAGAGTGGTATGGATGAAAGAATTAACATGGGTATATCTGGACTTGGTGGAGTTGGTGCTGCTTATGAAGATTTAGCTGGTAGACAAATACAAGATCAAATAGCTAGATTTGATTATGAACAACAATCTCCATTTATGAGATTACAACAATATGCTAGTTTAATTAATCCAATTGCAGGTAGAGGTACATCTTCATATTCAACTGGACCATCTGCTAATCCATTAATGTCAGGATTGACTGGTGCATACATGGGATCACAAATGTTTGGTGGTAATCCATATGGTATGGCTCTTGGTGCATTAGGCGGAATATTAGGATAGGAGATTATATGGTACACAAACCTGGACACAATTCACCAGTAGGTAGTTTTTCTGTTAACTTACCTTTTCAATCATCTAGATTTACAGACTTAGGACCAACAGAAGAATATAGAAGGGCTACAGGTCAAATGACTTCTGATCAAAATCAAAATATTTTGACTCAACAAATGAATGCTCCTCAACAAAAAATAAGTAAACAAGTTAAGCCTACACAATCTGATATTAGTTCCCTTATTGGTACTACTGGCAATCAACAAATTAGTGATTTAAGTTTAGATTTATCATCAACATTAGAAACTAACAAAACTAAAGATGATTCTTTCTTTGGAAAACTAACTAATATAGCTCAAAACTTTTCAGATAATATGTCATCACCAGGTTTTTATGAAGCCTTAGTTATGCATCAAACAGCTAAAAATGGTGGAGACTTTACTGATGTATTACTTTCAGGAATTAAAGTAAGGCAACAAACTCAAGATAGATTATTTAAAGCAGCTTATAATAATGCTAATTTAGAACGAATACAAACAGGAACAGATCTTAATAAAAAAAGATTAGAACAATTAGATAATCCAAAAACAACTTCTGATAAAATAGTTACAGGTGATGATGGTCTTAAATACTTTTTAAAAGCTGATGGTAGTTATGAAAGAGTTTTTCCAGGACAAGAAAA